ATCTAATTGTTGTTGGTGAAAGTTTTCCTAATTCCCCATATTCAAATAGATCAGGTTGTCCATAAAAATCATTTTCTTTAAATTCATCTATTTTCAATAATACATTTTCAATTGGACACTTTAGTTTTTCAATATATTCTAAACCAGTTTCATAAGAAACATGCTCCAAAATTTGCCTATATGCAGGTTCTTGCTTAAATCTAGAAAAAACTCTCTCATCTTTTGATGCGTGATTACATAATGAAAGATAAGATTGTATATCATTTAAAATTTCCCAACTCATTTAAATATCCCTTTAACTATGTTGTTTTTTAAATTCTTTAAAAATTTTACTAATACCTTGTTCAATTGATGTTTTTGGAATCCACCACTTCATAATAAAAGTATCTGCTTGATTTCTTTTATCAAGTTGAACTGAATCTTTTTCTGTAGAAGGTTGTACTTTTATATTGTATTTTCCAATCAAATTAAATTGACCAGCAATGATATTAGCAATATCTTTAATCTTAGTATACTTAAAACTAGTGATATGAAGATTATCTTCCGAAGTAAATTCGGTGTAATGTTCCATCACAGTCTCAAGTGCTTCACAGCAGTCTTCAGCATAAAGAAAATCTCTCTCTTCTTCACCGTCAGTCATCATATCAATTACACCAGTTTCAAATCCTTTACGAATAAAGTCTGTGATAACATGTGCTTTTTCATAGTCATTTTCAATACCATATACATTCCAAAATTTTACAATCAAACCATTCAGTGATTTAGTATAAAGTTCTCCTACATTTTTTAAAACACCATAAGGAGAATAACTCATATTACTCATCTGAGATGAAGCAAATACAAATTGTTTATTGTATTTTTGAAGAAGAGTAAAAGCATTTGCCATCAAACGGCAATTATTATTGATGAATTGGAATGTATGTTGATATTTTTTAAGATATCTTGATCCACCAACATCAAAAGCAAGAAAAAATACAAAATCAGAATCAGCAATTCTTTTTTCAAGAAGTGTATTAGGAATTAAGGTCATATCCTCTTCAGGATTGTTTACAAGATCAAACTTATAAACATAATGTCCTTTTTCACTCAAATATTCAGTTAAATAGGCACCAATTTGCCCACTGGATCCAAGTACAGTAATTTTCATATTAAACGGAATGATAAAATGGTACGTAGTTTTCGTTTTCTATTTGCATATTAATCCAATTATAAGTTCTTGAAATACCTTCTTCAAGTGTCATTGAATAATCCCATTGTAGTTTCTCACGGATCAAATCGTTATTTGAATTACGACCACGAACTCCAAGAGGACCATCAACATGGTTTTTCGTAATAGTTTTTCCAGCAACTTTAGCGGCAAGATCAGCAAGATGATTAATTGTCACCATTTCTTCAGATCCAATGTTTACTGGTCCCATAAAATCGGATTGAACAAGACGGTATGTTGCTTCAATACATTCATCAATATAGAGGAATGAACGTGTTTGTTCACCATCACCCCAAATTTCAATTTCACCACCTTCAGGAGGAAGTTCTGCCACTTTACGACACATCGCTGCTGGAGATTTTTCTTTTCCACCTCTCCAGGTTCCTTCAGGACCAAAAATGTTATGATAGCGAGCAACACGAACAGGAATGCCATAATTACGGTTATAAGCAAAATATAAACGTTCGCTGAAAAGTTTTTCCCATCCATATTCACTATCGGGTCCAGCAGGATAAGCATCATCTTCCTTTAACCCTGGATTTTCAGGATCCATTTGAATATGCTCAGGGTAAGCACAAGCAGATGAAGAAAAGAATACAACTGTCTTATTAATTCCTGTTCTATCATTCAGATCTTTCATCGAACGAAGAACGTTTAAATTAATTGATGCTGAGTTGTTCATAACATCAGCGTCATGATCTCCAGTGAAAATATATCCAGCACCACCCATATCAGCAGCAAACTGATAAATTTCATCAAAAGGTTGAATATATTTTGATGGAACAAACTTATAAAAATTATTTCCGTATCCTCGGAATTGAACTACCTTTTCAACAAAAAGTTGATCTGTTAAATCTCCACGAATAAATTCATCTGCTTCAGTTTTAGAATGATCTGGATTTTTAAGATCTACTCCACGAACCCAATATCCTTCTTTTTTTAATCTTTTAACCATGTGACTTCCAATGAAACCACCAGCACCAAGTACAAGTGCTGTCTTTACATATTGTGTCATAAATGAATTAATAATCTTTTAGTATATATTATACAATATCAAACAACATTTTGCTTGTACCACTCATAAGTTTTTTGAATTCCATCACGAAGTTCAATTTTTGGATTCCAACCAAGTGATTTGATTTTATCAATATTTAAAACTTTACGAAGAGTTCCGTTTGGTTTTGTAGTATCCCAATTTATATCACGATCATACCCAACAATATCAGAAATTATTTCAGCAAGTTGTTTGATTGTTATATCACTTCCCGACCCAATATTGATATGTTCGAAGTCATCATAGTTTTGCATACAAACATAACATGCCTCTGCTAGATCATCTGCATGTAAAAACTCACGCATCGCAGATCCATCTCCCCAAAGTTTAACTTCCGAAAGATCACTATGATTTACAGCAGCATGAAATTTTGCAATCAATGCAGGAAGAACATGGGAAGTTTCTAAATCAAAATTATCATAAGGTCCGTAAAGATTGCATGGCATTAAACTAATTGCATTAAAACCATATTGTTCCCTATAAGATTGGCACATTTTAATGCCTGCAATTTTTGCAATCGCATAAGCATCATTTGTTGGTTCAAGATGTCCAGAAAGAAGAGAAGATTCAACAATAGGAACCTCACAAAACTTAGGATAAATGCAAGAAGAACCAAGAAATAAAAGTTTTTTAATACCAAATTGATATGAAGTATCTATGATATTTGATTGAATCATCAAATTATCATAGATCATTTCTGCTTTATAGTTTTTATTACCAAGTATTCCTCCAACCTTTGCAGCGGCAAGAAAAACATATTCAGGTTCTAAAGAAGAAAAGTATCTTTGAACTTCATCTTGATTTGTAAAGTCTACATCCTGACGAGTTCCTTTAATAATACAAGTGTAACCTTTACTTTCAAGATTTCTGACAATTGCCGATCCAACCATTCCATTGGCACCAGCAACTAAAACTTTAGATTCTTTGTTCATTTTTTTGATACCATTCAATCGTTTTTTCAAGTCCCTTATCTATATCAAATCTAGGAGACCATTTTAATTCATGTCGAATCTTAGTAATATCTGTAGAATAACGTCGATCATGTCCTGGTCTATCATCAATATATTCTATCATATTTTCTTTCATGTTCAAACGATCAAGAATCATTCGGATTAAATCAATATTCTTGACTTCACATTCACCACCGATGTTGTATTTTTGACCTATTTTTCCACGATAAAAAACTTCCAAAAGTGCTTCACAATGATCTTGGACATATAACCAATCACGAATTTGTTTTCCATCACCATAAACTGGAACTTTTTTACCAGACATCAAATTTGTAATTGCCTTAGCAATCATTTTTTCAGTGTGCTGTCTTGGTCCATAGTTATTAGAACAATTGGTAACTATAACTGGAAGACCATAAGTATTGTGATATGCCATTACAAAATGATCACTTGCGGCTTTTGATGCAGAATATGGATTTCTAGGAGAATAATTTGAAGTTTCAGTGAAATATCCTTCATCAACTGATCCATAAACTTCATCTGTAGAAATATGAACAAATTTTTCTATTTGATACTTTACTGCCAAATTTAATAGATTAACTGTTCCATTAATATTTGTAGTAATAAAACTTGAACAATCCTTAATTGAATTATCTACATGACTTTCTGCTGCTAAATGAAAAATTGCTCTTGGTTTATGTTTCTTAAAAACAAATTCACAATTATGCTTGTCAGCAATATCAGTTACATATAACTTAACTTCCTTAGGAATATTATTTTTATTAGATGCATAAGTCAAGTTATCAATGCAAATAACTTCCTCATCTAAAGATGTAATTAAATGATGTAGCAAATTACTACCAATAAATCCTGCACCGCCGGTAACTAAAATGGTCATAATCAATTATTCTTTATTGAATACTTTTCTAATAATTCTGGAGAGTATTGCTGAATATCTTTAATATTTTTTTCTTCCCTTTTTACAGTTTCAAGGTCATAAACTCTATTCCTGAGTTCAGTAGTAGAGTATTGATGTCTCCTCTTGTGATAATAAATTTCTATACCATTATCAATACAATATTGCTTTCCAGTAACTTCAACATCCCTATATTCTTCACTTAAAAATCGAATGTGGAAAGTTTGAGTTTTGATTAGATTGAGAAGATCTGCCTCCGTATCATAAACAAGAATTTCATCAACATATTTACATCCCTGTATTTGTGCATATCTTTCGTAAATTGACTGAACTGGTTTATTTTTTAAACCAGGTCTATCTACAGTAGGATCAACTTGAAGTGCTACTTTTAAATAATCACACATTTCTTTTTCCATCTTAAGCATTGTAACATGCCCGGCATGAAAAAGATCAAAACAACTACAATTAAATCCTATTTTCATATGTATTTCTTTTTTATAATTATACTAAAAAAGATGGGTTTATGCAACCCATCTTTATGTGCTCAGGCTCGCCACCAATTCTTTGACTGGAAATTGGAAACCAGGCGGGAGTATTCTCCATCCGCACCACTTGCTCTTTAAGGAAGCAAGAAACCTTGAAGGGTCATTTGACTCCACCAGTATAAGTTTTACGTCATTCCAGGACTGTGATAAAGTTGCATTAACTTAGAAATCTCAGTGATTCCAAAAAATACACACAGGAATAATACATCCCATAATTTAAGTTTTATAGCAAATGGAACAGTGAGTAACCCACCAATACATTTGATAATCAAACCATTTTTAAAATCTCCCCATAGCATAGTTTGATAACCAACTATAAGAAGAATGTTTCCAAGATATCGCAAGATACCTTCTTTGGAGATAAAGGGGGTTTTCATCACCGACCAGGGCTAGTTTTAAGTCATACCGAGACTATTTAATCATTATCTCTCACGTAACAAGGAACTCCATCAGGGTCAATCCAACGAGCGTAGTCAATGTCTTCCATTGCTAGAGAACACTGCATACCATTATCAAAAAGATAAATGTCGTTCCAGCGTTTAGTATAATAATTTTGCTTTTGCATACGGTAATCAGGTTTACCGTTGATTTCAAGAATACCCGCTTCAACAAAGCGATATCCTTCACGTTCCATAAGAACTTTGGTTTTCATATCAATTCAAGTAGATATAATCTGGATGCTGTTCTTTAAACAAATTAACCTGTTCTTCGGTTTTAAAAAACTTACTAAGAACAGCATTTTGATGTTCTTTGAACTGATACTTTACTTCAATTAGTTTTTCCATCATGCAACCTCAACAGTTTCAAGATCTTGAGCGACATACTCCATAAGCATTTCGTAGTCGTCAAGGGGGTCACCAGAAAACACTACCCCTTCATTTTCATAGAAACGGCGAACTTTTTTATAAAGTTTCGGATTCTTTACATCAAGGTAGATTTCCCCGTTAGCAGCAAGACGAAGAGTGCTAACATCTTTCTTAAACTTTTGAATCAGAGACATTGTTTTGCGTTGTTTGCCTTAGTATTATAAGGTTTAGAGTTTTGTTTGTCAAGTGTGCCAGTTTTGAAACTGGCAGTCGGGGTGATAGGATTCGAACCTACGGCCCCTGCTTCCCAAAAGCAGTGCTCTATCCAAGCTGAGCTACACCCCGTTTCTTCTTATGTATAATACCAGAAGGCAAGTACCTTGTCAAGACCCTTTGATAAAAGTATTAAACTCTTGACGAATAAAATAATCAATCTCATCCAAAGACATCGAAGAACTGTCCCAGGTTTCTCTAATAAGTTTATCAACAAAACGATAAACCTGAGTATTAATAGTAATATCAAGTCTTCTAAATGAAGTCAATAGAAACTGTCTTTTTTGCCAAATTTCGTCTTTCATTTTTGCTCGCCAAGAAACTTTACTAGAGGATCTTTTCCAGTTTTAATTATTTGACATGCTCTCTTATAAAACATATTATTAGTATTTCCAGAGGCTTCAAAAGTCTCTTTTATACGGACCCAATTTTTATAAGTATCTTGGTCCATTTGATTTTTAGAAAGTATATTACTATATACTATTCTCCATTACCAAGAAGTCAACATATATGTTCATTTCATAACAATATGGGATAGTTTTGTGTTTATTACTACCAAAAACGGAGAGAAGGCGAGTCGAACGCCTAAGGGCTTTAACACCTCAACGCTTTTCAAGAGCGGTTCCGTCACCAATCGGATTGTCTCTCCAAAAAGTCCTCAACGGACTTCAAAATCAAGTCGCCTTACTTTACGTTGGCGTCTTGCTTCTTGCCACTGAATATCCTCATGTGTGAGAACATCAGTTTTCTTTTTAGATTGATAAGAGTTTAACATAATAACTTTAGATAAGTCAACTGCAGAAATCTTATCTCCACGAATAGTTGCCATATTCGGGCAACCACAAGATACTGTTTTAGTAGGATGTCCCTCTAACTCCTTTCCACAGGAACGACATCTGATTCTTAAGTTTTCCATTTTTCATTAGAATCAATTATTTTATTTTTCAGTAAAAGATCGTAGCATCCAAACAAACTTACCGTGTGATTCCATCAAATCTTGAGATAGATTTGCTGTAGCATATTGTTTTTGTTTTTCTGCTTCTTCAGAAACTTCAGTTAAAAGTTCAATTAGACTTCTATTGTCATCATGAAGTTGTTTAATCATACCCATAGCATCAATAGATTGAGCACTATTGGATGCTTGCTCAACTCTAGAAACTTCAGTAGTTCTAGTGAGAGTACTGAGTGGTTTAATATTTAAGTATCTCATGTGCTCAGAGATGCGATCAATTTCTTCAAACATTGTTTCATACTGCTCACCAAAGAGAGTATGAATCTGTTGAAAATCAGGACCTACAACGTGCCAATGATAAACCCAAGTTTTATGAAATAAAACAAAAAGAGATGCCTGAGCGTCGCTAATAAGTTTGTATAACTTTTCCATTATACCAATTTTTTTAGGTATTTATATAAATGGGCGATACTGGATTTGAACCAGTGACTTCACACTTGTAAGGAGCGCACTCTACCTCTGAGTTAATCGCCCAATAAAGTCAATACTGACTTAAAAGATATTCTAC